TTTCACTCAACGTGCCGTCAGTTTGAACATAGTAATCCTGTCCCGCAGTTAAGCCAGACTGTGCGTCATTGATAGAGCAACCCGTCTGGACAACAGCAGATGTACCGTCAGCAGCGCCGTTGGCGAAGCCTATGAAGTTTTCGGAGGTTAGGTTGGTTGATGTGTAGGCTGGTTGATAAACAATAGCAGTCCCTTTTTCGGTATTACCTTCATCCTCGTAGCAGATAACAGTTTTTCCTGCATTGCTATCGAAGGCCACACCAATATTATTAGTCGATCCATTATTGAATAATATCGGAGTGCCGAAGCTCAAAGTCGTACCCGAAATTGTTGCCGTAACAACTTTCCCTTTATTACTATCGCCGTTATCTCTATAGGCCAGAACTATCTTTTTTGCTATTGAGTCATATGTTGCTTCAGCATAAATATCCCCGATAGAAGCTCCGATAGCCGTTTCGGCCCCGAAGGTTACTGAAGTGCCGCTTATTGTAGCGACAATCCCAGTTAATTTATTTCCGTTACCACCATCGTTATAAAATACAGCAATTTTTTGTGCGATTGGGTCATACGCTGTTGCTAGAACCCCAAGCGAATTATTGAAACTTACATTGGCTCCAAAGCTTATGCTGGTTCCACTAATGCTTGCGACACGGGCGTCCCCTGCTGGAGCATCAACAAATGTAATTAATGATTTCTGTGCGTTTTCGTCATAGGTGATGGTATGCTGGTAGCTTGTAGTCGATTCAAACTGTGCGGCTGTCCCAAAGCTAATGCTATTATTGGCAGGGTTTGTAGTGCCTACAACTGCATAACTAGCATTGCTGTTTGTCTGGTCCGTATATACTATAGCTACTTTCTGAGCATTGCTATCATATGCGATATTTACATACTGAACTTGGCTATCAGTAAAAGTTGCAGGAGTGCCGAAAGAAACTGAAGTCCCCGAAACAACCCCTACCACAGCGGTTCCCTTGCCACTATTGCTGTCGTCCCGATATGCAAATACTACTCGACCTGCATTTGCGTCATATGTCCCCTTGACCCACTCGGTTGCCCCAGCTTCAAAATTTACCTCTGATCCGTAGGTAATAGAGTTATCAGATGGATCAACTGTTCCCACAAGGGCGTTCCCTTTGTTGCTATTCCCCGGGTCCATGTACCCAATAACAACTTTTTGCGCATTTGTGTCGTAAACTACATCAGTGTACCTTGTGTATGAGTCGTTGAAAACAACTTCAGTGCCGACTGCCTCTGACGCACTTGTCTCAGCAACAACACTCACAGTCCCATCGCTATTAACCACAACCGTGTCGCCGTTAGCCAATGCACCACTGGCAACAGCCCGTACTTCACCATCTACAGGTGTGTTGCCTATGGTGCGCATTAGCTGATCTCTTCGTAGCTTACGATGACTTCCAAGTCGTTTGCTGTTCCTGCCGTTGCTGTGATTGAGCGGTCTTCCTCAAGGTAAATCGCTGTGTTCTTATCGAGGGCAACTAACGATGTGTCTGCGCCAACTGAAACAGTGGCAACAAGCGAGTAAGCTGTGCCGCCGCCAGCAGCAGCGCCGTGCATATCGACAGTCACGTCGCAGGCATTTACTCCATCGACGTTGGCAATCTGGATCATGTTAATCTTAAATACCTTGCCGCTGGATGCAGCGTTGCTGACCAGAGTTGTGGCGGAGGTTGATGAAAGTGCAACTGTGGCAGTTTTGCCTGTAATTGTTGCAACATTTACGACGTTTGGTGCGGCCATTGATTTTCTCCTTTAACCGAAAACGATTGCCATAGCAATGGCCTTGCCTGTTGACGCTTTCACGTCCACATCATCTTGAATGTTCTCAAGAACAGTATCAACACTGTCCCAGTTTGCGTTTAACTTCGTACCCCAAGTGTCTTCTGACGCGCCGACTTCGGGCTTAACAAAGCTATAGTTTGTTGTAGTTCCATCAGCCATTACGCGGCCCTTTCTAAATAATCTGCCTTAGACCAAGGTGTGGTCGGGTCTGCTGCATCATTCCACTTGTACTGTGCAGACACAACTGTTGTTGACTTACCAGAAGCCGTTGCCTCACCTCTAGCCGTAATTTGACCGTTGGCAATAGTTTGAGACGACGATGTTATGGTTCCATGACCGCGATAGGTTGCGGCGGCGGCAGTTACAACATTAACAACTGGAGAGCATTGCGACGCTCCAACAGCCTCATATACGGCGTTACTGCTAAAGGCGGCAGACGAAACGGCGTCGGCAGAACCTTCTCTCACGCGCAAACTGTCAGACGTAACCGTAAGTTGTGGAGAAATCGTCATTGACGCCGAAGCGTTCTTGACACCCACCGTTGCCATTGTCCCGGTTGCCGTTATCAAGACAGTAAAGCGGAATTCTTTTTCCGCTGTTGCGTTTGCTGAAGAAGCAGCCGAAATTGTAGAGGCGGCATCAACAATAATATCAGCAGCAGCGGAGCCAGTTGACGTTGCCGCGACACTTGCCGACCCGTCAAGAACCTTTAGGCCGCTGGCTGTTACACTTGCCGTTGATGATATTGCAGAAACACCCGCAGCTGTTTTGAAGGCTACGGAAGCAAAAGACGCACTTGCGGTTACTTGAGCTGCGGCATCTTTTACAGTGCCGTCAAACCCAAATAGCCGGGTGCCAAAATTACTTGAACCGTAACCTACCATGATTAGTCTAACGTAATGTCTAGGTCGCCAGTTGGGATGCGGAATACATCGCCAGTGTCGATTGCCTTAGACACGTTGAGAGCTGAAAAGGCGAGCAAGTTGCCAGAAGAGCTAGCGTCAAAAACACCAACGTGCGTAACAGTGCCGTATGACGCTGTAGCAGTTGGGAACTCGACGGCACCAGTGTTCGAGGCAGTGTCACCTGATACGGAGAACGTCACGGACTGACGGGCGTAACCCCCAGTTGATACTTCAGTACCACCTCCACTGTCACTTGGCGGCGCAGTGTACAGCGCAATGAACCAAGCAGTTGGTCGGGTGGCGGTGCCTGTTGTGAACGCGAAATCAAGTATTTCGGTTTCTAAGTAGTTTGAAAAGCTCATGTTATGCTCCGTTAGATATATCTGGCGCGATCATACACCAATTTTCAGTTAATAACTAGTTATAATAATTCTGCGACCAGAACCACCAAACCTAGTGTCATCAGATGCCTTTTGCAGTGAAGCCAAACCGTTTTGATACAAGCCGGCCCAAGTTTGGGTCCGCGCATCATCCAGCAAGTATGGAGCCGATTGCATTAGTGCGCCATACAGATAAACATCGGGTTGATCTTGCAATAGCCAGTTAAAGGTCACGCTATCGCTTAGATTTGGGATTTTCGAATAATAAGCAAGCTGCATCGGATACTCCGCAGCGGGAGTTGGAAACACCTCTATAGCTTCCCCCATTTGCGTATAATAACGAGAAATGCCAGCAGTGTCGCTGTTGTTTTGCCGCTTTTCCAGCATATCTTCTGGGCCAATAAAATCTAATTTGACCGTTGTTGATGCGGTAATATTAAATCGAACCGTCTCCAACCAATTGTTGGGCACTTGCACATATCGGCTATCAAGCACTGCATCAACACGCTCAATCATTTTATAATGACGCAACTTGCGATTTATATCGGCCTCTGCCAGAGAAATAAAATCAGGAATAACCGAAAGCAACGGGGTATCATCATCACGATTAAGCCAGTTCGCAATAGAAGATTGAAGCTCTGAATAATTTGTGATTGCCATTTAACAGTCCCATGCCTTACGCGACCAATAGTTAGCCGACAATTTGCTATTCTTACCCTTTATACCACCAGAACGCGCACAATACGATGCTTTTCGACTTGGGGTGTTTTTCTTTATGGTCATATTAGGATCGCCAAAGTTAACCTTTTTAACTTGGTTGCCTTCAACCGCCAAGACTTCAAACTTCTTAGGACCACCCCGGCGAGGTTTATTTACCGCAGTGAAACCGTGCCGTTTTTTTGCAGCCGCTATCTTTTCAGCTTTTGTACGCATTAGAAATCAATAAGCCTCACGCCTTTGCTGCACATTTGCCAGCCATTGCGCATTTGCTCGGTGTGGTGCAGCTTTTGCAATTTTTGAAAGATGCTGCGGAACTATACTTACCAGTTTTCATTTCTTTTTGCCGCCTTTTTTATTGCCCATATTTTTTTTACCATAGCCCATTATGCTTTCCTCTTCCTTTTTTTGTAAATATCGGCGTCTGCTTTACGCGCACCACCTTTGCCGGAAATAAAACTATTCACCCGGCCCATTGCCCAAGCTGCCATTGGTACGTTGCGAGAACCACTTGAAAGATACGCACCTTGGCCGCGCCGATAAACCGATTGCAACTGTGAAGGTGTGAATTTAGTATCTTTTGCTTTTTCACGAAGACTTTTTTTAACGCTTTCGCTTAGTGGTTTTGCTTTGTTCGGCACGGCTTTTACTCACTTTCTTAACATCTATCGGCAAACCTTTTTTATATCGCTCGGCAGTGCTTATGATTTCTTTTTCTTTTTTTGTAGCATTTTTAGCGCCTGAAAGATATTTCTTTGGAGTACCTTTTTTTGTTTTAGGCACTTTTTTGAAACTGTTTTTAGACACATTCAGATCCTTTAAGCACTTTATGGCCTGCGACTTTTCATGTAAGTTAGCACATTAAGCTATTCCACGCAATCCGCGCTTGATTGGTGCGCCCCAATCGGCTTCTGGCTTGTAACCCACAGCCAAATATCTGAACGCATCCGCACCGTGTGAAGTCCAATCGTGCAACGGTCTGCCGCGCCAAGACTTCATCCGCTCGTCAAATTCACGCCGATATTGCAGCATAGCCTCAACGCCACGCTCACATTTGCTTTCGTCAAACCAACAACGGTTCAACATAGAACGCGCAGCCTGTATGCCATCTTCTATTCCCAGCCGGGGAGCTATTTC